CATATTAATGCAAAAAAGGTAGAGAATGTTACTAACCCTGCATTTACTGAAACTGAGTATCCCCCAACAATAGAAGAAATGAAAGCATTGGAGGTAGACATTGGACAACTCGCTGACCAAGCCTAAGGGTGTAAAAAAGCCAGTACGTAAAAAAGATAATTCTATGGAAAGAATAGTGGAATTAAGTGATCGCATGAATTATATAGTTAAAATGCTGCAAGATCATGCAGAGGAGATTATTAGTATACGCTCTAAATTAGAGCAAGTTAGAAATAGAATGGGTCTATGAAGGTTAAGATTAACTTATGGCAGGACCTAGAAAAAGCTACTCATATATGACCTTTAGATGGAAAGCGTCATCCAGTTTGGGAGACTCATGGGACAGATAGAGGACTTCGCAAGTTATCTAAAAAAGAAACTCGTAAGTGATGATCCTTCCTCTAGATGGGCAGAGTGTCAGTCTTGCGAGTATTTATTTAAACCGACAGGTACATGTAAAAAATGTGGATGTTTTATGAAACTGAAGACAAAATTAAAAAATGCTAAATGCCCAATAGGGAAATGGTAATGGAGATTTATATGAATAAATGTGAATGTAATTGTGAGTGCTGTAAAAATTGTGAAGATTGTAATAAATAAATGGCTGATTGTTTTAAATTAAAGGATTTAAGTCCAAAGAAAAGGAAAGATGAAAAAAGAGAAGAACGTAAATCTTAATTTTCATAATGTTTCAAAAGAAGAAGAATCCTTACAACTAGCGTTTAAGGATTTAATATCATTTGGTAAGTTATTTTTACCAGATGATTTTCTTCGTTCTGAAACACCACCTTTTCATTATAGCGTGGCAGATAAGATTAATGATAAATCAATTAGGCAAACAGCATTTATTATGCCTAGGGGTCATGGAAAGACGGTTCTGACCAAGGCAGATATTATGCGAGACTTTTGTTTTGCAGGAGTTAGAAAAGAATGGGGATTAGACAATAATGATGATCCCTATTTTTATGGCTGGATATCAGCAACTGCAAAACTTGCAACAGGTAATATGGATTATATAAAATCACATATTGAAATTAATGATAGGATCCAATATTATTTTGGAGATTTAAGGGGAAAAAAATGGACAGAAACAGACATAGAGTTATCCAATGGATGTAAACTCATTTCGAAATCAAATATATCTGGCATTAGGGGTGGTGCAAAGCTTCATAAAAGATACGATCTTGTTGTTTTGGACGACTTCGAAGACGAAAACAATACCATCACTTCAGACGCTAGGGCCAAAAATTCTAATCTCATTACGGCAGTTGTGTTCCCTGCTCTTGAGCCTCATACTGGTAGGCTTAGGGTCAATGGTACACCTGTGCATTTTGATAGTTTTATTAATAATCTCATCGTTAATCATGCTAAAGCAAAAGCTAGTAAAGAGGATTTTTCGTGGGATGTCTTAATGTATAAAGTGGAAACTGAAATGGGTGAAATACTCTGGGATTCTTGGTTTG